GTGTGGGTGAGTGGCTGAAACCACCAGTTTGCTAAACTGACGTACTCGTAAGGGTACCGGGGGTTCGAATCCCCCCGCTTCCGCAGAAAAACCTATTGATTATTAAGGCTTTACAGTTAATCTGTAAGGCCTTTTCTGTTTTCATACGTCCTTTTAAGCGTTTTTTTATTAAACATTTTCATGGCGAAACCTTGTTATATTTGCATCCAATATTACAAAATTCTTACAAAAGATATGGCACAGTTCACACCATGTATCAGAAACAAGAGATCGGACGGGTATTATCCGGTCTACATAAGGCTATCCCATAATTACGGGATACAGTATATCAAGACAAATTTCATCGTAAACGATAAAGGATTGAAAAAAGTATACACGAATACCGGAAAAGCCAAGATCGAAATATCTGATAGATTCGTGTTGAAAGAATGCCTCTTCCTTATTGATAAATATGCGGCGAAATGCAATAACATCAACACATCCGGCATGGACTGCAAGAGACTATTGGAAATGCTGACCTCCGAAGAAAAAGATCTATCGTTTTCCGAATTCGCCAATAAATACCTTAGGCAGATGATCAACGACAACAGGGAGAGATCAGCCGACAATTATAAATTAGCGTACAACAACCTAAGAAGTTTCATCGGAAAAGATGATTTGCTTTTTAGGGATATTACATCGAAAAAGCTTCTCGAATGGATCGAATCCATGATGGAATCCCCCCGTAAGAGAAACCTTTACCCAACATGTATCAAGACCATGATAACCGCGGCGATGAACGAGTACAATGACTATGATAACGACATCGTCCCGATCAAGTACAACCCATTCTCCCGGATAAAGATCCCGAAGAACAAGAGAGCAGAAAAGAGAAGCGTACAGATCGACGTGTTAAAGACCTTCTTTTCCTGCAACACTCCAGATACTATAAAGAAACAGCCCTCACGCATGACCATAGCCAAGGACGTGTGCATGTTGATATTTTGTCTCGCAGGTATTAACGCCGCAGACCTATATGACATGGAGAAATCCTGCCTAGATGGATGGACATTGAAATATAAACGAAAAAAGACCCGTGACAAAAGCGACTATGAGGCCTATATGGAGATAAAGGTTCCTGAGATAATCAGACCATTATTTTCTAAATATGAGGGGAACAAGAAACTATTTTCTTTTGCGGACAGATATAATGTCGAGAAGAACTTCATTTATTGCATCGACAAGGGATGTAAAGAGATAATGAAGGCGACAGGCATCAACACTCCATTGTCAACTTATGTTTTCCGGCACTCATGGGCCACGATAGCGCAAAATGATTGCGGAGCAAGCACGGAACTCGTGGCTTTCTCATTAAATCATGCGTCAGCCCATAAGGTCACAGAAGGATATATTAGAAAATCGTACGATCCCATAGACAAACTCAATGAGAAAGTTATAACAAAAGTTTTCTCTTAACGCAAAGAGGAGGTAAGATGTAAAATCCGCCTCCTCTTTAAGCTAATATGTAATTCTTTGAATAAGGAGTTTACCCTCCCCTGTTAACTTTATTTAACTTATTGTTAACAAAGGGGAGAGATACAATCTTCACATCTTTATTTGTTTTTTCTAAATCATTCAGTCGTTTCTCGTGATTTGACAACTGTTTCTCGCTCCTTTTCTCAAACTCAGAGAACCTAGCCATTATAACAGCTAACTGTCTCTCAAATAAATCCTCATTCATACCTCTATTGACTTTTTATGTCTATTTATAACAAAATAGACAAAGGATATGGATTTCATATTCTACATGTTGTACAACACTATTCAATATATTAAAAGTAATATTTATCGTCATGCACACACTGCGTACTTCTATATTTACAGAAAATAGTACAAAAATGAAGAAATATTGATATGAAAAAAGATTCCGATAAGATATTCATCCCCCATTATGGCGCAGTAGACAAGAGAATCGCCGAGTCGTACATACAAGCGATGATGAAATATACTAAGCTATATTGCGATATTAAGCAAACGTCATTAGACATATATTCGGCTTTCTGCTGGCCCGACAAGGACAAAAAAACGCTCGAACCTATCTTTGAACGCCTGGACGCATCCGGGCAGATCATACAGGATGTCATGGTTCGTCAGACACTGCTGCTGAAAAGAATAGCGGAAGAATCCTGTAATCCAAAGTAGTCTGACAGGAACAACCGTTATGGCCGTAATATTTCCAGTCCTCTTTTCCATCGCATTGGAGCCGACCGGATATCTCCGACCTTTCGACAAGGCTCTTCCGCACTAAGCTCGTCAAGTCAAACCCGGATCCCGTGCAATCATTATTGGCGCAATTCAAGTGTAAGTATAACTTATCGCTTGGCCTTATCTCAATATGCCTCTCCTCTTTCGAATGGGCGACTGCCGAGATGAACTCCATCTCTATGTACACATCCACCTTTATGGCATCCGGGTATCTCTCGGAAAGACAAGGGGAAGCATTGTACATTAACCCCCAATATTGGGAGGCTTGCTCTTTTAGTCTGGTCTCTTTCGATCTATATTTCATAATACACTATATATACTATCCAGCAAAATCTTTGGATTCATCCGTAGAGACAGTCATGCCTTTTTTCAATGCGGCGTTCTCTGCTTTCAACCTCAATATCTCATCTTCCAGCTCAGCTATAGCTATCCTTTGTTTTTCCACAGTGTCTTGACTGAACCTCAAGGATTGCTTGATAAGTTCAATACCGAAATTTGAATCCGAGACATTGTCATCTTCAGGCACTAATATTTTAGTAGTATTGATAAGATTCTCATCCCCTGTCATTAAAAAAGCCAAAGTATAACCTGAGTCTGGAAATGCTTCAATTATTTTCTGAGCATAATTCTTTGTTATACTCTTAACAGCCCCATCCCTTATATTATATAAAGGCTGTACACGTGGCAAACCCATCATCTTTGACAACTTATAATAAGTAACCCCTTCCTTTTTAAGTATAAACTCCAAAATTTCTCTTGCATCCATACATATAACAATCTAATATTCAAAAACATACAAAAAACATGCTTTTAAGCATATATTTACACACTAAAATAGTGTATAAATATTTTGATAATACACTATTCTAGTGTATATTCGCGTTATAATAATTAATCAGTCTTGCATACCGCTCATTTAGGTATCAAGTCGCAAAGATACAAACATTTATGACAATGGAAATACAACAGATTGATTTTAAGATGAAAATAGACTTGCAAGGTAGTCTATTAGCGTTGAAAGAGGGAGAGTCTAGAGCGATCCCGAACAAATATGTCAAGCCATCTGGGGTCAGGTCCTCCATAAAATGGCTTAACCAAAAAGGATATTCTTTCACCTGCACTGAAAATGGATGCTTTGATTACATAATAGTAACCAGATTAAAATAACGCATATGATGGTAGATATATCAGCCTCCCAACTCCATTATCTAAGATTCTTGGAGGCGCACAAGATAAAAGAGGAACCAATGGTCTACATATCTCAGAACAAGGCTTTCCAAAGATTCGGTAGGGCTAATGTAGAAAGATGGAGAGAGCAAGGAAGGGTGAGAGCGTTCCAACGCCCCCAAAGTATAGAGTATCTCATGACAGAGCTTTTAAAAGCCGCAGAGAACCAACAAGATTACATGTAAATTCAAAAGCCCCATAGCTCAACGGATAGAGTAAATAATTTTTAGTATAAAAGTTATAAAATATGAATTGGATCAAAGAAAAAGAGCGATTACAAGATATGATCATAAACAAAGATTTGTCTTATGAGGAAATTGGAAGGATTTATGATGTCACAGGAGCTGCTGTAAAGAAAGCCGCTCAAAGAATGTGCATACCACTTAAGCAAAGACGAGCAATAAATCCGAGTGAAACGTTTAATGCTAAACCCCAAAATTGGGGTGTCTGTGAGAATTGCGGAAAGAAATTTCACATGTATTACAAAGGAAAAAGATTCTGTAGCTGTAAATGTTCTGGAGAATATCTGAAAAAAGAATCTATTAAAATGTGGAAAGATGGTCGTAAATCGGGAACAATGGCATTCACTCATAGTGAATTCGTAAGAAATTATATGATGGAGAAATATCATAAGAAATGCCAAGTATGCGGATGGGGAGAAATCAACCATTTCACAAAGAAAGTACCATTGCAACTCCATCATATAGATGGAGATCCAGCTAACAACAACGAAGATAACCTTCAATTACTTTGTCCTAATTGCCACGCCCTTACTGATAATTTTGGATCAAGGGGAACAGGGCTAGTTGGAAGATCAAAATACTACGGGAAGGCAAAATAAAGTATAAACGCCGGGTAGCACGTAGCAGGAAGCGTCCCTCTCTCCTAAAGAGGAGTAGAAATACCCCGTGGGTTCGAATCCCACTCCGGTGACTAAAAAAGAGTTCTTTGACTTATTGAGAAAAAATCCTTATGGCTATCAAAAGGTATACGAGATATAAACGGGATAAGCGTAAGGTGAAAATACAGGAAAGGGCGATAGTCCTTGCTCCCGATGTAGTTTAATCGGTTCCGGTATTGGATTTATACATATAATTAATAATGTATATATAATAAGTACGATCCCAGCTGGGTATCCTTGCGGTGGTTGGTAAAGAAGACCGTATCGTACTAAATGATACGACTTTTCCTACGAGTCGTATCTAAGATATAGTAGGAGGTTAATACGGCCAAACGTATGACAGATTGGACAGACAATCATATGACGACAGATCGGGAAGACGGTCAATCCGAGAACTACGGCTTTACGTTAGTTGATTAATACTCCCCCACCCGTTATCATTCGGGTTCGAAACCGTTGGAGGTTGTGGGGGAGCCAAACATTTAAAATAAAAAATATGGACTACTATCCAAAAACAGATAAGGAGATTCGGATGTACTGTTTAGAATACATCCGAGACCCTTTTAACATGGCAAAATCGGAAGACATTATCAACTCGGCCCAAAGGATTTACGATTTTATCTGCCCGAAGCCGAAGAGCGTGACGGCAAGGCTACGGGAATGGAAAAAGAAATCTCTTGAACGGATTTGTTTGTATCTTCCTTTGATCCTCCGAAAGAAGCGGAAATAACGTTTAATATGCCACCGATCTTCCCTTCTATTTGGGTCTTTTCCTCAATCTGGACATTCAACTTGAATTGAACGGATACGACAGGCTTAGAGATATCATGTTTATCATTTACTCCCGGGCATAGGATGTGTGGAATACCCTCTAAATGAAATTTTCCTTCAGGATTTACTCCACCATTTCCAAGTTTTCGATATTCATCATCCGCAAGTCTTGCGCCACTAGCGATCTGTAGTAACGTTTCCTTAATAAAATCTTTTAATTCCATATAGTTTTTTTGTTTAACGGCCTAAAGATAGGCAATTTAGCCAAGACCGCAACTATTCCCGCCAAGAGAGCCAAAGACTCGCAGGTTCCGGAGCGAGACCGGAGGCGGGACGAAACCATTTGCACTGTTTGACATGTTTATGTGTAATAAAGCTACCAAGACCTTACAATACCGCCGTGAGGCAGGCAATTAGGGAATATTAGTTTTTACTTAAACTGTGCCGGGGTGGGATTCCCCGGTAAACGGATGGGTAGACATTGAGCCAGCGTAATAGACGCATAGGGGTTGGAATCCCCTCCCATCCACAATCTTGTATCAATGAACGCACCACTCTATCCGAATCGAGGACGGATGTCGGGCCTGTCCGAAGATGGGAAAGCCGATAGAGTAGTAGATAAAAATGGTATGGTAAATCCGAAATGAGTCCAAAGAGTATTTATCGAGGTGGAGGTTCCACGAAATCATGTGGAATGTGACGGTGATGACATGGCGGTTCATAATGTTGGCGGCCCGGAAAGACGGGCAAACGCTCCCTTAGCTCAGATGGTCAGAGCCTTTAGGGTCGCCGGTTCGAGTCCGGCAGGGAGCACGTTTCACCCCTAACGGGTGCTTATTCAATCAGAAAATCAGTCATAATTGCAACGCAGGTCTCCGTCCGTGAGGATATGAGGCCTTTCTTCCGAATTTTAAAAACAACAATATATATGGGACATGGCATTACAGGACGGATAAAGGAGATATCCAAGGCCGTCGTTAAACAAGTGATGAACACTTTAAGAATGGCGTTCATGGCGATATTGGTAGTGGCGGCTATACTGGCGTTAAGCTACTGGTTCGAGGACCCCTTGAAAAGGGCGGTCTTTTTACTCGGTGGTGCCAGTGTCATATTATATGTAATAATCAAGATATTGGCGGTAAAAAGCTATGGAGACGAGGAATGATTTCGGGGTGATATACGTGGTGCAAGCCCCTTCAAGACCGAATCGATCGAGGAAGGACGATATCCTAGACGAATTAAAGACACTTAGCAAAGAAGAATTGATAGAGATAAGAAAAGATATCATTAAACTAATAAACGATAAAAAATGAAGACATTCGAAGAATTAAAAGAAGATCTGCTTGAACGGGCTAAAAAACATAATGCTTGCCAAGATGGATACAGGATGGGATTAAACGCCAAAAGCAAAAAGGACTTGTTAGAGGCTATAACAAGCAATTGGTTTTGGGTTTTTAGAACATCTAAAATGATTGACGAAAATTACCTAGAAGATAACTTCTCTGAAGAGGAGTTAAGCGAAGCTGGCATTTATACCAGAAAAGAACACGCATCTAATACTAGAGCATTTGCTTGCGGCTCTGCCACGGTCAAGGCTTGCGGCTCTGCCACGGTCAAGGCTTGCGGCTCTGCCACGGTCAAGGCTTACGACTCTGCCACGGTCAAGGCTTGCAATAACTCATATGTTGAGGATTGCACTGGGAACATAAACACAGTTTCCGATTATGGAATAGTCAAAGACTACTACAATCATAAGATATATATAAAGAAAGGAAAATTCGAGATTATTGAGATCGAATAAATTCAAGGCCTTAGCTTATCGGCAGAGCGTCCCTAACATGGGAATAGCCGGGTTCGACTCCCGGAGGCCTACAAATAAAGATATATGAGAGACATCTACATCAAAGACCCCGACGGTGAACCGGAATACGACGGGGAGGAAGAAACAGAATCCGAGGACGATCGGTATCAACGAGATTGGGAAACCAGCACTTTATATTGGTAAAGGAAATCATTCAAAATAAATAATCATGGAATCAAGCAGTTACGAGGTACTTCCAGCAGAAAGCCATGAAGTACAAATTTTACAGGTAGATGCGGTTGAGAGAGCAAACGTGGACTCACAAGTTGCGACCGCGAAAAGATATCCTAGGGATATCAGAAGGAGTATTGATAATTCCGTGGTAATGGCCACGATGAATCAAGACACGGCAAGGTCATGCAGTTATGCCTTGCCAAGAGGAGGGAAACCTATTACTGGGCCATCCGTACACCTCGCCAAGATAATCGTATCCAATTGGGGTAATATCAGGACTGAGGCCAAGGTTATCCAGATAACGGACAAGCAGATCATCAGCAGGGGTACATGCTGGGATCTGGAGACAAACGTAGCGTCCGCGTTCGAGGTTCGCAGGAGCATAGTGGATAGCAAGGGGAAACGTTACTCAGACGACATGATTACCGTAACGGGAAACGCCGCCAACTCCATAGCTTATCGCAATTCCGTATTCGCCGTTATCCCCAAGGCCATAGTGGACAGGGTCTATCAAGCCGCCCAAAAATTCATCACGGGGGATCTATCCGACGCTGACAAGATATTAAAAACGAGAACTAATATCATCAACAAGTTCAAGAACGAATACGCCATAACGGAAGAGGAGGTCATTAAGCTATGCGGCAAACAGACCAGCAATCAGATAGGCCCCGACGAGATCGCCATGCTGATCGGGATCATACAAGCGTTAAAGGACGGGGATACCACGGTAAACGATCTAATCCTTCCAATTCGTGAGACAAAGAAAGATGTCGATCAAAAAAAGGAGGCGATGAGACAGTCTAAGGGCAAAAACAAAGAGGACATGCCATGAACAAGTACTCATCCTATACCAACGCCGAGCTGGAGGAGCATTTATCAAACTACCTTATCGACTCTTGGAGTTACAGCAAGGTAGCCTCTTTCTCCCGGAACGAGAAGGAGTTCGAGAAACGGGAGATTTACCGGGAAAGATCCAGATCATCCTCCAGCACGGTAGCGGGTAACGCCTATCATTCGGCCTTGGAGTATTTCTTCATGGAGCTACAGCGCAAGGGGCAGATAATACCGATCACGGAAATGGAGAGGGTAGCGTTCTCATACATAGAGGAGGTACACCCGAATGATTGGAAGATACAGAAAACGACACCTACCGTAGAGGAATGCAAGATCGAGGCCACCAAGAACGCCACGAGGCTTATCAATAACTTCTACGGGGAGAAGGATATCTATCTTTCCGGTATCAAGGAGATAATCGCCGTGGAATCAAGGTGCGAGGAATGGGTAACGATAAACGGGGTGGACATCCCCCTACCCTGCCACGCTAGGCTAGACTTGGCGATAAGGACGGAAAGCGGTCGGACGGTCATCATAGACCATAAGTCAAGGGCCAAGTTCACCGATGACGAGGAGCTAACGTTTACCTGCGGGAAACAGGCAATGACCTACGTCAAGTGCTATGAGTCCCGCTTCGGGGAGAATGTTGACGAGGTATGGTTCGTGGAGAACAAGATCTCGAAAAACAAGGACGGCTCCTCCCAGTTGAAGAAATTCGTGATCAATCTCGATAACGACACGAGGAAGCTTTACGAGGCCATATTGTACGAGCCGCTAAAAAGGATGATAGAGGCCGTGTCCGATCCGGATTACGTGTACATGATCAACGATAGCGACAACTTCGTGGACAGGGCCGAGCTTTATAATTTCTGGGCCAAGACGCTGATAGCGGAGGTCGATGATTTCAACGTGCCCGAGTCAAAGAAGGAATTGATATCGAAGAGACAGAAAAAAATACGGGACGCTTCCCTTGGATCGGTAAACCCCAAGGTAATATCCGAGTTCAAGAGGAACGCTTCCTCATTCATTCAATATGATTTATCCAATAGTAATATGACAAACAGCGAGAAAATAGAGCATATCCTACGGACATTCGGGGTGATCGTGAACGTGGCCAAGGAGATTAACGGGTACTCGTCAGACACGTATCTGCTAGAGGTATCCGCTGGGACAAAGATCACGACAGTGATGAAATACAAGCTAGACATAGCGAACGCGCTGGACGTGCCATCCATAAGGATGGGTAACGAGCTTATGGTGTATGAGGGAAAATCCTACCTCTCCATAGAATCACCGAAGAAAAGAACCAAGTCCTTGTACTGGGACAAGAAGTATATCGACGGCATGAGGATTCCCATAGGAACGGATAACTTCGGAAGGCTCGTGGTGTGGGATCTCGATAACAACTCCACGCCTCACGCCTTGATTTGCGGAGCTACCGGTAGCGGTAAATCCGTGTGTATCATATCCACGATAGAATACGCCCGCTTAGCCGGTATCCGGGACATCGTAATTTTCGATCCGAAATACGAGTTCTGTAATTATTCCTCCGAGAAATACATAAAGGTCTATAATGATATAGAAGAAATAGAGGCCAAGATGAAAGAACTCGTACAGGATATGCAGGAAAGGGCTAAATCGAGGGCATCATGGAAAACGCTGGTGGTGTTCGATGAGTTCGCCGACGCGGTAGCGTCCTCCCGATCGGGAACGGAACTTGACATAAAGGAAATGGTCGAGGTTGGCCAGCGAAAGAACGCCTTCGGGTTCCTCGAGCCTAAAATGGAACTACGCACGGTCGGTCGTGAAAAGTCATTGGAGGAGAATCTGAAGATGTTGCTACAAAAGGGACGATCGCTTGGGTTCCGGATCATGGCGGCTACGCAAAGAGCGTCGGTTAACGTGATCACGGGAGACGCTAAGGTGAATTTCCCCGTACAGATATGCTTCCGTGTACCTAAGGAGATTGACTCCAAGGTTGTCCTTGACGAGCCGGGAGCCGAGACGTTGGGCGGCATGGGGGACGGACTAATGAAATCTCCCGAGTATCTAGGTATCGTGAGGTTCCAAGGTTTTTATAAAAAATAACGGCCATGGCTAAAAGGTACCAGCTATCCGAGTCTTTCATTAAAACACTGTCCCGCCATCTATCGGTTATCCTAGAACACGTGGATTCCAAGGGAAGACCAAGGATAGCTGATACCGTAAGATTAGCCAAAAAGGATCTAAAGAAACTCGAGAAAATAATCCAAGATGAAAGAACTGATATTCTGCCTCAATGAGGCATGTTCTAAAAGACATTGCCTTTGCCATCAACGGCAGAGGTATTGGACAGACCCGTCTAAAAAAGAAGGGGAAACTGTGAGGCCGGAATCGGCCTTACTTGACGGGAATACTCCTTGCAAAGGGTATGTCCCACAATACGAAAGAAGAAAATATAATATTAAATATTAATGATATGGGAAAGAGAAAAGAAGGTTCTTACAACTTTGACAAGAACGTACAAATGTTTTTGGCTTGCGCAAAGGACGATAACCGTCCCGCTATGGAATGCGTATATTTCAAGGGAGATTGGGCCTACGCCAGTGACGGACGTATTATCGTTAAAAACAGGATATCCGAATGCTCAAACCTTGACGAAGCCATGATACAGGCGTTAGACGGCAAATTGCTGCATAGTCTATTTTTTAAGGACATGTTGAAATATGATGACATCCTTATCTCTGATGACGGAATAGAGTGCCATAAGAAGAATGACAAGGCGTTCTTCTATTTCGCGGATGAGAACTTAAAATATCCAGACGCAGAGAAAGTGATACAAAATCATCTGGCAAAACCCAGCGTTCCGCTTCCTCAAATATCCTTTAACATGGGCTTATTCGACATAATGAGGAAAGCTTTATATGAATGCGATCAATGCACGGCTACTTTCAAGGGCGTTAACGATGCCATCATTTTTGACAGCATGGTAGAAGACGTAAGCAGTATCGGATTAATCATGCCTTTATACAATGAGGCACTAAACCAACAAATATGAGAAATTTTATCAACAAACATTGGGTATTGATATTGGCCATAGCCTTTATTCCGGTAGGGAACAGAGTTTTTAACCATGTTGACGCATGGATAGGAATAGTCATTATGTTAACTAGTTCATTATTTATAATTTATAAACTATTTAATTTTATCAAGAATGAAAAGGACAAGTTTTAAGTTTTTTACTATAGCGATAATCGCTATGGTATTTTTATCCTCTTGTGAACGTGTAGCACCTAATTACGCTGGGGTATTGATGGAAAATTACGGGAAACAAGGAAAGGATGATTTCAAGGTCGTATCGGGCAGGGTTTCAACTTGGGAATGGGGCACGGAATTATTTCAAGTCCCGCTATTCGACCAACGAGGCGAGTTCGGAAGCCCTGTCACGTTAAAAGCCGCAGACAATACGGAGTTTAACGCACGCCCCACTTACTCCTACAAGGTCATCAAAAACAGGGCAATAGACGTTGTTTTCGATAACAAGCACATAGACAAGGCTGATACGGAATCAGGCAAAGACGGTTTCATGCAATCATTGGAGGATAACATACTAGAACCTCGCATCTATGACCTGATCAAGGAGGAAAGCCGCAAACATAAGACCGATAGCTTAATGGCAGACGGAGGTTCTCTTCTTTTTGAGAAACGCCTTGAGCAGATTGTAGATAAGGAATTCGAGAAAAGAGGTCTTCAATTACTCACATTCTCGGCGCAATTAGAGTTTTCCAAGGCGGTTCGCGAGAAAATTGATAGTAGGAATGAAGTTAACACCAATATTTCGGTTTTAGACCAGCAGATAGCGGAGCAACGGAAACGCAACGAGTTGGAGCAATTGAAAACGGAACAAGCGTTAATCACCTCGAGAGGATTGACTAAAGAAATTCTTTACAAGCAGTTTATCGACAAATGGGATGGTCGTACCCCCATTTATGGAGCGATACCCGATTTAATAAAGATTCAGAACTAAGGATATTAATATTAGAGTGTGTTTTTCATGGTATTAGATTTAGTTTTTATTCCCGCCGTCCGTGAGGATATGCGGGGCAAACACGGTGGTATGGCGGAATTGGTAGACGCTAAGGTTTGTGACTATCGAGAGAATGTAGTTTTGTCCTTTCCTATTTGGAATTTCAGCAACTCATGCGGGTTCGAGTCCCGCTACCATCACGAATAACAAATATCTAATATGGAAACAATACAAGATTTAGATCACTTGACAATGGCCATATACCTTATCACCGCAATACTAGGACTGATCGCATTGATATTGGCCGTATTCTTACTAATAAACGATAAAGAAAGGAGGAATCCATGGGAAAGAAAAGATACGAATTGGTGATAGCCGTTGACCCGGACATAGATAAATCCGGTGTATGCGTACTGTCTCCTTCCACGAGACAGATAATATTAACAAGCCTCCCCTTCCCTTCCTTGATTGACTTTATCAAGGAGGCAAGAGAAAGGTACAAGGGGGTAGACATAGTGGTCATTGTCGAGGCCGGATGGCTTAACGAAAAAAGCAACTACCATAAGGCTAGGGGTAAATCCGGCGAGAGGATAGCCAAGTATGTAGGTCGTAACCAGCAAACCGGGATATTGCTTCTCCAGATGTGCGAGCACATAGGGATTCCCTGCGAGGAGGTAAAGCCTTTGACCAAGCATTGGAAAGGGGACGAGGGCAAGATAACCCATGAGGAACTCTCCTACATAGTCGGTCCCTTGCCTAAGAGAACGAACCAAGACCAACGTGACGCTACGATTCTGGCTTGGTGGTACGCCGATCTACCAATAAAAATAAAGACTTGGTGATATGGCGAAGAAGAAAGACGAGCAAGAAAAGGTGAAATGTGGCGATTGCGCCAACGGACATCCTCACAAGGGGCTATGCGTTTGGTGCATCATACATGACGCTGGACGGGTAGCTAACTCCACGAGATTTTGTAACACTTTTAAAAAGAGATAACATGGATATAAAGAAAATGTCAAACAGGGATCTCAAATATGGCATAGACCGATGCAACGCAAGGTTGGCCGGGATAATGCCAATGGGATACATGGACAAGGAACGATGCCTTCAGGCGTTGGAGCAATATAGGGAGGAATTGTATAATAGAGGAATAATATATTGATTAATAATATAAAAATATAGAAAGACATGAGCACATTTATGAAATTTATATCAGAGTCTGAGCCTTGTGTAGCATTAGAGGTAAGTCCTTTATGTGAATCTGATGAGTGCATAAGTTTTTTCATATCCGAATATTCGGACTACATGACCAAGAGTGTCGAAATAAGTAAGGATGATATTAGAAGATTGATAAAGTTCCTAGAAGAAGAATTGGAAAATGCCGACAACTGATATGGATAAAGGATTTATCATGTTATCTCGTAAATTATTTTCCCACAGAATATGGAAAGCATCCCGGACTTTTAGCGAGTGCGAAGCGTGGATAGACTTGATACAGTCAGCACGATTTGAGGCAACGCAGCTTACGGCTAGTATCGGAGGTAGGGAAATAACATACGGAAGAGGACAATATCCGGCATCCATAAGTTTTCTTTCCCAAAAGTGGAAATGGAACTCAGATAAAAAGGTTCGAAATTTCTTGGATATGCTAAAAAAGGACGGAATGATAACAACAGACGCGTCCCAAGGGATGAATGTTATAACGCTATGCAATTATGACTTATACAATCCTATAAATATATCCAAGGGCGAGGATAAGGGCAAGGGTAAGGGCATAGATATAGAACAAGAAATCAAAGACTTAAAGCTATCTTTGGGCAAGCTAAGGGCAAGCCTAGGGGCAAGCGAAGAAAATGAAGGGCAAGGTAGGGGCAAGAATAATAATAAAGATAATAATAATATACCCCCTACCCCCAAATCGGGGGACACCGTCACTCCCGTTCCGGACGCGGGCGATAACTCAGAAAAGGTAAAAACATGGAAAGATGATTTCAACATCTATTTGGATTTAGTCCGTAGCGCATATAAGAGCATATGCGACGATCCAAAGATCATGGAGACCCAACAAGCCTATTATCCCGGCGTAAATATAAAACTATCTCTCGAGAAGGCTTGCACAAATTTCTGGGCAACGGATGCCGGATGGAAGCACAAGAAAAAAAGCAGGGCTAAAGAGATTGACATGAGAATGACATTGATTAACGCAATAGACAAAAACAAGGTTTATTATGGCAAGAACGAGCATCGCACAGACCTCACTTACATCGTCCCAGATTGACGGGAAACTACCTCCCCAAGCCAAGGAGATAGAGCAGATAATACTGGGGGCTTGCCTCATAGAGAGCGACGCTTTCGAGAAAATCGCCTCGGAACTATCTGAGGCCGATTTCTACGACAAGAGGAACCAATCGGTATTCAAGGCCATATCCGGGCTATACAAGGAGAGAAAGCCCATAGACATGATGACGGTCACCCAAGCGATGCTGTCATCCGGAGATCTCGAGAGTATAGGAGGGCCGATCTACATAGCCTCCCTTACCTCCAAGATTGGGTCATCGGCCCATATACTGGACCACGCGATGATAGTCAAGGAGCGATCCATACAAAGGAAAGGGCTGGTGATAGCCAATGAACTTGAGAACGCTATCTATTCCAACGAGGATATAGGTGACGTACTGCACAAGGCCATAAACGGATCAGAGAGCCTCATGGAGGAACTTATCGGGAAGTCTAATGGCGAGCATATATCCAAGGCTCTTAAAGGCTCCATGGACGGTTTATACAAGCGTGTGGAGATGGCTAGGAAAAACATCCGATCCGGTGTTGACACGGGTCTTCACGACCTGAACAAGATCACGAACGGATGGCAGCCGGGAAACTTGGTGATAATAGCGGCTAGGCCCTCCATGGGAAAGGCTCTAAGGATGGATGCCAAGGTATTGACACCTTCAGGATGGAAACTGAACAAGGATCTTGCGATAGGCGACCAAGTTTGCTCCGTAGACGGGGCTGAATCACGTGTGACCGGCATATTCCCGCAAGGACATGTCAAGACATACATGGTCGAGTTCTCGGACGGTCGCAAGATCGAATGCTGTGGCAGCCACTTGTGGAGCGTAATATCTTCCAAGTTCAACGCCAAGGCCGAAAGGGTCGTATCTACCCTAGAGCTTATGGACTTGATAAGCAAGGAAAGATATTCCGGCAGAATAAGCATTCCTCTTTTCTCCGGGATATTCGGAGAAAAGAAAGATTTCGTGATCCACCCATATCTCATGGGAGTCTTGCTAGGAGATGGAGTCTTGAGCAAGGGGGTTAGCTGGTGCAAGCCGGACAAGTTCATCGCTGATAAGATCCAAGGTATGGTCGACTACGATGTTATCGTGTCGGATGATCGCTTCCTAGTGACCAACAAGGAGAACAGGAAGGTCAATAAATACCTGTCAGAGCTAAAGAGCCTAGGATTGTTGAATGTCCATTCCTACGAGAAGTTCATCCCGGACATGTACATTGACGCATGCAGGGATCAAAGGGTTGAGCTGTTGAACGGTCTTCTCGATACAGACGGGGATATAGACAAGAATGGGGCTATATGCTACAACACCACGAGCGCTAAATTGGCGAGAGGCGTACAAACACTTTGCTGGTCTTTAGGATATAAATGTTCCTTGAGAGAAAGACGCTCATTCCTTTATGGCGAGCGGAAAAGGAACAGTTTCAGGCTCGTGATCGTAGCGGACAATCCTAGGGAATGCTTCACGCTCCCAAGGAAATTCAACAGAGTGAGGCCAGACCGGAGGAACAAACCTTTGACCGTGATGTCCGTGACACCGACCAACCGCAGGGTTGAATGCCAGTGCATATCGGTATCGCATGAGAAGGCCTTGTACATAACGGACGACTACATAGTCACCCACAATACCGCCGTGATGCTTCACTTGGCCAAATCAGCGGCAAAATCCAACACGCCCGTGGCTATATTCTCGCTTGAAATGTCCGACATAAGCTTGGCCAACAGGTTGATCCTATCCGAGTGCGACGTAGATCCGGAACGGTTCAAGTCCGGGTATATGACAAACGAGGAGATCAACAAGGTAGAGACGGCAGTCAACGAGCTTTGGAGGCTCCCGATCTATGTCGATGACAACCCGTGCGTTACGATGGATTACATCCGCTCACGATGTAAGATACTGAAGAAGCAAGGCAAGTGCGGGATCATCATGGCCGACTATCTCCAATTGGCGGAGAGCGGGGAACGGGAAGGAAACCGTGAGCGGGAGGTAGCCAAGATGTCAAGGACCGCCAAGATCACGGCGAAGGAGTTAAAGGTTCCCTTCTTGCTCTTATCCCAATTGAACAGGGGAAACGAGGCCAGACCGGACAAGAAACCCCTCCTATCCGATCTTAGGGAATCCGGGGCTATCGAGCAAGACGCTGATATCGTAATGTTCATTCATAGACCGGAGTATTACAAGATCGAGGTCAAGGACAAGAACGGCAACGTAGAACGCAATTACGGAGAGTTGATCGTGGCCAAGAATAGAGATGGGGCCACTGGATTAGTAAAATTTAAGCATAATGACGGCATGACCAAGTTCTACGATTACGGGAGTTGTGACAAGGACATGCCATTTTAAAAACAGATCATGGAAATAACAGAGAGATTGAGAAACACCCCTACCGGCTTTGTTATCCAAGTCGGGACAAACAGGGTGCAAGTCAAGCGCTTCGAGGCAATATACCAAGGGAAAGCGGTCGTATGCAGGGGATGCCTGTTCCGGGGCGATGGAGCTAGGGATTGCGAATACAGCAAGGCTTGCATGGCCCATCTGAGGCCGGATCACGAGTCGGTGGTGTTCGCTAAAACAAATAAGGTTTAATCATTCATCATAGTTGAAAACTGCATTCATCTATGATGAGAGCAAAGAAAGAATATAAAATTACATGAGAACACCAATCACATATTATGGAGGCAAGCAAAACTTGTCCGAACGCATTGTATCAATGATGCCTAGGCATAAGATATATTGCGAGCCATTCTTTGGAGGAGGAGCGGTATTTTTTGCGAAGCCTAAAGCAGGCATAGAAGTGATCAATGACAAGAACGACTTGTTGATAAACTTTTTCAAGGTCTGCCAGTCCGCATCCAAATTTAAGGAGTTACGTGAGAGAATCCGGTTATCGCTACACTCCGAGTCTGACTACATTAGGGCTAGGAACATTTATCGAGGACGATCTGAGGTCTCGGATGTAGACAAGGCTTGGGCCGTATGGATCATGGCAAATGAGTGCCATTCTGGTAGCTTGTATGGAGGATGGAAATTCTGTAACGGTACCGCCGGGACACACTTCGGGAAGGTTTTCAGGAATAAGCGTGAGGAGTTCAACGAGAAATTGTACGATCGCCTATCAGAGGTGCAGATTTCCTGTAGGGACGCGTTGAAAGTTATCAAGAACAGGGATAGCGTTGATACGTTATTTTACCTTGATCCTCCTTATCCCGGGGCGGTTCAAGGTCATTATTATGGTTATGGGGAGAATGACCTTGCGGATCTGCTAGATCTTTTGTCTAGGATCAATGGCAAATTCATTCTTAGCAATTACTGGACTGACACCTTACGCTCCTTTGTCAATGAAAACAAATGGAACCATAAGGAAGTAAAAGTCACCACTCATACGGCCGTTCACTCTCGGATAAGGGAGAGTACGGAGGTTTTGGTTTACAATTACGAGATTGAGAAAACATTATTTTGATATGAGAAACAGGGAATTGATCGCTCTACTCCAAGAGCAAGACCCGGAAGCGGAGGTAATGATCCGCACGTCCGATGATCAATATTACTACGATTTAGTGGACGTGTTCACGGATAAGGATGGGGATGTCATAATACAGGAGGGGTAAATGTGGATAATAAGGAATATTTTAACAACGAATTATAATATGAATCAAATTTGCACGAATAAAAAACAATCATCACGCCTGTTAGAGGCCGGGGTGAGACCGGATACGGCAGACATATATTTGGATGAATTTGAATTACCGGTCGCATTTGAATATGGCAGGGTTGAAAATCATGTGGATCAAGATATGGCATTCCCGGCTTGGTCTCTATCCAAGCTGATAAACATGCTTCCTGCCACGATTTCACAACGCAACCGACCCGATTTAAGTTTGGAAATCACAAAAGATAGCGTGTATTGGTTCATCCAATACACAGAACTGGGATACGACTGCAAGCATGAGGTTATGAAAAAGAATGTCTTAGATGCTGTTGTGAATATGATTGAATGGCTTATCAAGGAAGGATACCTTGACAAGAAATACCTAACAGATAAATGCGGTGATTGCCGACTTATCGAGGATGAAGACGCAAACGGGGGCGCTTGGTGCGCTTTCCATCAAAAACCGGTAAGGTGTGATAGCAAGGCTTGTAAGGATATTTTAGAGAAAGGAGGATCAAATGCGTGAGATTAAATTCAGAGGGAAGAATCTTAATACTAAAGAGTGGGTGTATGGAGATTTATTGCAATGGAATGATGGAGAAACAGCTATTGGTGTTCATGGACAATTCATTGATGATGGTTATCATTTTAATGAAAACTATGATAAAACACCTTATGTTGATGAAACTACCGTAGGCCAGTACACAGGCCTAAAAGACAAGAACGGAAAGGAGATTTACGAGGGGGATTTAATAAAAGCTCCAAGCGGACGTATTTATGCCGTTATATTCTCAACATGGAAACATGAAGAGAAAAGAGAGTTTCCCAAAGTAATTGACTTGTATGAACATACAGGATGGTGCATATCCCTAGATGGGGTTAATCCATGTGAACTGCTAGACTTTGAGGTGTGCCAAGGAAGTGTTATTGGGAATGTTTATGACAATCTCGAATTGCTGAAAGGAGGATCAAATGATTAAGGCAATACTACCCGCAGTCATTATGCTTTCAGTAATATTCATATTATCCTCCGGAATGACAATACAGTTTAAGCCTTTCCATATATCTTTTTCCCAACCCTTCTTCGGCCTAGGACTCATATTGATGATAATAGGATTTATGTTATGCTTAGGTTCTTTTTATTTCAAGGGCCGTGATAGTATGGGATATAACAAGGGGTTTGAAGCAGGATGCGAATATGTGATAGGTTTAATTAAAAAAGAAAATAAATATGAGCAAGATTGATATGAGACAGACAGTAGAAGAAGCGGCTCATCTCTTCGCTGAAAGCAGGAGTAGCGGTAGTGTATTCCCTGCATATTACCACGGTTTTATAGCAGGTGCCGAATGGCAGGCAAAGAAATTCCCGTGGATAAGCACAAAAGATAAGTTACCTGATGATGAAGATCTGGTAATAACTGGCTGCTGGTGTACTAATTATTTTAAATACTTACAACAGGGTTGTATTGCAGAGAATGTAATGAATGGTATGATACTAATGGTGATAAAATTTGTGTTACCCATTGGATGCCTATACTCGATCTGAGGAATAGTATTAACCGAGCCTTCATGGGAAGGCTCATAATTTAAATAACATGTGCGTACTTATTTACGACGGGGATGTAGAAATACAATCCCCAAAACAACTAGAGGATCATTTCCCGCAAATCACGAAAATGATCCCAGCGGAAGGGTATGACAATATCATACCAGAATCTTGCCTGTGCCAAGTGGACATAGAGAATACTCTTGATAGTGCCGGAATAAAGTATATTGAAGATTGCGGGGACTATATAATCATTAAATGATAAATAAATTGAAATCATGAGATTAAGACAAGCCAGCATATGTATTGGACGGAGGCCGGGAAGAAGTTCATCCTTGATTTGTATAACCTTAAAATTTCAGCCTAATGAGAGATAACCTTTTTATGAGCTGTTATCACGCATAGATGAAGACAGTTTATTGGCCAACTTTTTCAATAAGGTGTTAGGGAATTTGGATATGGCGAGAATCATATCCGCACCCCGTACTTTTCGTCATAAAGATGATGAAAATAGCCGATATTGCATTGATCTTTTTTATGATACATGCTTGTGGGAAATGTATCTTCATCAATTCATATACAAGCTGAATGGATGGATAAAAACACTGGATGAATACCTGACAGAGTTTGGTGGGAGCTGGAAATATTACGCTTCCTCGAAACGTGTCGAGAGCGTTAATGAATATGGCGGCGATGACGATGACTATAACGAGGATGGAAGCGTGAAAGTCATGGATATTCCCAATGACAGGCTTGAGCCTTACTCAGTCATAAGGGAGTTGGTCTGTGATGATTGGACAGATATAGTTCAAGAGACCATCCCGAAAGATTTGGAGAGGCTATACGGATGCCTACAAGCAGAGGCTAATTTATCCATAGCGGATTTTTTCAAGGACAAAATGGGAGTTGATATACCTATGTATCAAAAAGATGACAATGGCAATATGGTTAAGATGGGATTCGCAGACAAAGTATTGCATAAAGCCGCTGAACAAAACAATTCAGAGGTCATGGGATCGTATGTATTGTTGGCATGCTATTGTATGCATGATCTTGTCTCCGCCATAAAATCATTAAATCCATTTGAAGACAACGTGGAGGCATTGACTAGCGTAAGGAATGACTCAGTGCGGTTTCTATCCATGTCCTTTAGTAATATGGATGTCGTAAAAAAATACATGTCATCATAACAGGCACATCAAGTGCCAAGCAAGTATAAATGTTAAACGATTAAATATAAAACCATGTATATCGAGATTTACAATAAAAAGAATCAGTTCGCCAAAATAGGCAGAAAATTATTCAAAAAGATGAATTTCAAGAAGGGGCATCCCGCTTTTATCCAAATTGTTAAGCTAAAGGGAAGCGACAAGTTCGCCATAATAAAAAGGACCCCATCTGAGACATTCAAGACACAATGTAACATGGTCGAACGCACAGGGGAAAGAGACACCCCCGGAAAATTTTTTTTCACGGTTCCTTCACTTGAGTACTTCATCGCTATTACCGGTATAAATATTCATGGTTCTAGGATATTAAAAGTAAGAGAGAAAGAAACAAATGGAATTAAATATTTCGAGATATGCGAATAATAACAAGATTGGTAAAGCCTCACATAAGGTTTCATAAGAGCGGGCTAATTGAGATATTAAGCCCTGCCGCAAAAATAATAGGTTTGCGCAACTACGATTCCATATCATTCGTCATAGATGATAACGGGAACCTCTATATCCAAAAAGATCCTGATGGTATACGTCCATTCTCTGTCAAAGGGAACCACTATCGTTTCCATTGCTCAAACGTGACAAATAATGTCTATAGGCTTCCCGATATAAAAGGGAAAGACTTGTTCAAGCCTTCTTTGTCTTTCAGGCTTGGAGCAACGGAGAATGAGAGGACTCCAATTATAACAAGACGGATCATCGAGCCAGATCAATAACCTTGTTATCAAACAAGTTTTATCGCTGGATTTATGATATCCGGCGATAATTTTACCTCAAAAAACATGGAAGAGAGCAATATCAGATTAACAGGCTTATCCGCCAATACATCGAACCTTGATTGTAACGATGGAGACTTGGATATATCCTTAAACTTGATATCCGAGAACGGAAGCATGAGAGCGGTGACATTCCCAGAACCATTCCTAACTCTAAATACAGATGAGAACTTGCTATTTGTCCATAATACATCTTCCAGAAAAATATTTATCTGCTCAAAAAGCGATCATCTGATAGGGTTTGAGCTGTCTGACGCCTCTGAAAGGGAAGAAGTCCCCATTGATTACACGCTTCAAGGCGAAGAAAGATGGGAAAAGATCACCAGCATAGGGAATACATTGATCATCCTTACGGACAAGAGAATGTCATATATCTTGTTAAAAGACGATGGATATCAATACCTTGGCGAGAAGCCTCCCTTCCTGTCAATATCATTTGGATTAAGAGGGAATGTCGCTAGATCTGATTTATTCTCTATTGAGTTACCGGATAAAATAGCTGTCATCGATGTCTTAAACAATTTAACCGATAACAATAAAAGAGCTATAACTGATACGGTAATGGCTAGAGCCATAGAATTTATCAACAACAAATCAAGGAGCAATAGCTCGTTTATATTCCCCTTCTTTGTACGATACGCATATAGGTTGTATGATGGGAATTATACCATGCATTCAGCTCCTATTTTAATGATACCATCATCGGACATGGCTCCAATGGCCGCCATTACATACGAAGCCTCAACAGACACCGTCATCGTACATCCCGGGACAGATAGAGAAGAGGAGATGGAGACGTTAGCGATACACACTATTAAAGGACGTGTATTGTCGATTACCGGAGGATTAGACAGGTTTATATCCGAACCATCCTCTAGTCTAGCGTCATGGAACGATATCATCAAGTCTATTGATATATTTATATCTGCGCCGATATACACATTCGACCAATCTGGTAGTATCGACAACATAAAATCATTAAATAACACACAGCTTCCTTATTCTTTTTGGGGCATAGTAAAAAGACCGACAGACAATAAATACGGGAAACTTAATTTCAAGGAAGCGTATCAAAACGCATATTCAGACACACCGGATATATTTGAGAATGATCTTATATTGGAACTTCCACGCAAGGATAACGCAATAGACGATATTTCCTCTATCTCTCTTTTCTATAAAATAGATTCAATAAATATAGACAATATAACCTATGGGGAGAGAGAGGCTATCATTGTAGGGGATTGGGAGAATCTAGAGACAAGAGAAAGACTGGATGACACTTATATCGGCAACCATTCCTTATTGCCATCTTTTATCTACCCGTACAATTCAAGGCTCAATATAGCCGGAGTAAAAGCGACACTATTTGACGGATATCCTCTAGACAGTATGGTATGCTATTCCAACACGGCGGCCAATTCTTTCTCCGTATATACGCATATCAAGAAAGAGGGGAAAGAAATAGTCGTAAAATCGCAGACCAATATACCATTAGATGGGCATATATATTACCTATATTATCCCGATACTGACGCATATCGTATGGTTATTGAAAGAGGTAGCGCAATCGATACCGAGGAGGTTTTCTTATCTCCGCATTCCTTGCTCAATGGCGCATATTACGCAAGGCCGTTTAACGACCTTTCTTTTGGATTTTATAATAATTCAATCGAGACCGAGGACAAGTCAATCATCCAACCCAACAAACTATATACCTCCGAGGTCAATAATCCCTTTTATTTTCCATTGAAAGGGATAAATACCGTTGGGGTAGGTAAAATCCTTGGGATAACTTCCACGACAAGACCTATATCCACCGGACAATTCGGACAATTCCCGTTATTGGTATTCTCTACCGATGGTATTTGGGCTATGGAAGTATCCTCCGATGGTACATACTCAACCAAACAACCTATGAGCAGGGACGTATGCTCAAACCCCGGATCTATTACACAGCTTGACGGGGCGGTCGCTTTCACGTCCGAGAAAGGCATTATGATAGTATCAGGAGGAGATACCACGCTTATATCCTCGATCCTCGATGGCCCAAGCCTAGATATCGCTTCTATCAAATCCCTGTCAGAGATAGCTACAAAAGAGCTTCTATCAGGAGAGATAAATCAGATGACACCTTTTAAAGATTACATAAAGGACGCATTTATGGCCTATGATTATCCGAACGGGAGAATAATGGTAATAAATCCTGATAAGGTATACGCATATGTCTATTCCATTAACCAAGGGACATGGAGCACGATATCATCGGCGTATAAATACGCTGTTCCAGATTATCCATCGACCTTTTTACAAGCAACCAATAGCAAAATAATAGATCTATCCTCAAAAGTAGATAACGACAGCAACGACAATAAAAAGGGAATTATCCTTACAAGGCCGATTAAATTGGGGGATGACATGCTAAAGACTGTCAATAATATTGTTTGTAGGGGAGTTTTCAACAAGACCGATATATCATTTGTCTTGTACGCTAGTACCGACGGGATCTTTTATTTTCCCGTCGGAAGCGTTATTGGCCCGTATCTTTCTAGAATATGCGGAACACCATTCAAATATTTCAGGATTCTGGTCACCGCTAATCTGACAAGGAAAAAGTCGATATCCGTCATATCCGTATATTATACTCCAAAATGGAGAAACAAGCCTAGATAAACGGATTAATCCTCCTCCTTGTCGGACCGGTCCTCAATTCTAGGGCCGGTTTTATCAAAGACAGTTGCACGCTGGCTTTTTCCAAGTAAATAGTAGCGTCCTCAGGATTGGTCTTCTCAAAGATAGAGTACAATCCGTAGCAAACAATATGCTCGTGCATTAAGCTCTTAATGCGGGATGTCGCGGAATAGTTCCAACGTAAAGGCATATTGAGATTTATCATATAGTCTCCTGATATATCCTCTAGGCTGTTAAAATCCTCCAGCCTACCAACATTTAGGTATCTTGAGCATACATGCTTTATGTTATCAAAGGCGGAAGATAATGCCCGGGCAACAATATCTAGGTCCGGGCCTTCCTCCGGTGTTTGTATATCCGAGGCTTTATCCATATTATCCGGGGTCAATAACCTTCTTCCTGTAACATGGGCTATAGCCTTTATATCTGCCATTATCTCATCCTTGTGAAGGACAATCCGTACATTTGCCATAAACTTGATCGAATATATAATTATCTAATCCATAGTCTTTTCTATTCTCTCGCACCGGGGAGACACGATATAATAGTTCTCCTCTTATTTCTGACGATAACGCTATCGCCTTATCATTATAGGTCTTGACTTTTTCCGGTAATTTTAGCTCAAACCATCCAGACAAGACAATTGTAGCCAATAAATCCGAGACCAAGTCGCAAATTCCTCCCTCAAGCCTTCGGTCAAAACGCTCAGGCATCTTTACTTTCAAGGAAAATATCTCTCCTCTGTCAGTCTCAATAATATTATGTTTTACCGTATCCTTGTCCAGATAACGAATGAACAGAGATATGACTGTGTTTACAGCATTCCTCCAGAATGTATCTAAAATATCTTGATCGTATTCATTGGCCCACACCTTATCATACAAGGTCGATCCATCCTCCATGTTTATAGAGGAACCAGTTATAGAGGTAATCTTCTCCACTTCCTTATAAATATCTGCTTTTCGAATAGTTATGTCCATTATTTTTTTTCTCAAAGGAAGTGAAATCCAGAATATACTAACGATATTTCTTATTCATAGAATATTCATGGCACATCAAGTGTCTAATCCGAGCCATCACCTCATAGAAGTTGACAGGCTCGAAATCCAAGGAATCCGTGAGGCGGTCTATCTCCCGTCTTGCGGATTCCTTCTTTGCGTGTCCTTTATTTTTGGTTTTCTTAGTCATCCATGGCACACATGTAAATCCATACCTTGCCTTCAGGAGCGTCATCATCCATGAAGTAGAAATTGACAGCGTCCTCGATGATCTTTTTCTCGGCATCCGGACCAAACCATTCCGAGAACTTCACCTCCTTGTCGTGCCAGTTCGCATTAAGAGCGACGTACACATCCCATATGTTAGCGTTGCCCGGTACGCTCATGCCTTTAGCTACGGAGGTTACTTGCTGGATGTTCCAGTGCTCACCCTTATCCTCCCCCGACTTGCCTTTATGGTGCATTGCCGCCACGTCCATCTTAGCGAAATGCTCATTATAATGAGGACCGCAAAAAACCTCATGTATATCACGTATGGCCTCGTCATACGTGTCGGGATCTTTCTCTTTTAGACACTCCATAGCCTCGTCCAGCTCGCATATGGCCTCCCACATCTTTTTCTCGGATACCATCCCTTTCGAATGATAGTCCTTCATCAATTCCTTGTATCTCATACCCTGTCATTTATTTTATTCTGTGAATATTGATTTCAGTTCCAGAAAATCCGCTTCCGTTATACGGATAGCGTTAGTGTCACCAAGGATAAAATTCATGAGTCCGTTATCTGGAAGCTCTATCAAGATGGAGCCTTCCCCGATCGTGCCTTTCAAGAAACCTTGCTCGAACTTGTAAGGTTTCATGCTCTTGAATACGTTCATAGCGTCATCGAATAACTCTTCCTTATCGTAATTGCCGTTCTCGTCAGCGACGAACATCATGAAACCCTCCACCTTATCGGTGATCTCCTTGTCCTTTTGCACGAGGATGTTGTGGACACCTCTTTTCAGATACTTGCCAAGGGGCTTGAAAGCCGTGTTACCGGAGACGAAAGAGTCAACCCTTTCCTCCGCCCATATCTCCACCGAGTTAATTAGCCTGCTTTTTAGCTCTAGAGCTTGTTGCTTTAGTTCCATATGACTCTTTCTTTAATTGTTCCACTTCCTCTCTCAAGGTATTGATAGCATACCCTTGTCTCTTGACCTTATCGATCAATTCGATAAGCATACCTTCCTCACGTGTCATTTTTTACCTCCTTTTCCGCTATTCTTCAATTTAAGGAAGTCGGCGTATGGCATATCGGCGTATTTGGCCGTGTACTCAGCGAACAACGCCATGTTCTTGTTAACCTCCTCTGAGGCCGATTTCTTTATCTTCTTGGCCATTCCCAACAATTCCTCCAAGGCGGCCTTGCCATCCTTGCTCTCCTCCACCAACGGACGCATGACGCGCATGTATTCACGGTTAAGGATAGCCATTACCTTCTGGTAGGACTGTTGATACTCCGGATTGTTATTGACCATTTCGAACTCGCTATCCGACATCTCGCTAACGAGCTTATCTATCTCGTCCCACACCGGATTACGGCTTTGGGCCTGTTGCGCAGAAGGGTTAAGCATACGTTGCTTCTGAATCTCCATCTGTTGCTGCGCTTGCTGGAGACGCTGAATGTTTGCTTCTATCTCGCTTATATTCGGATTATAAGGGTTGCTACCTAATACAGGGTCACTCCCCCCTAAAAAAACATTTGTCTGCATGATAATACTGTTAGTGGTTAAAAAAAGGAAAGCGGCAAGCGCCCCCTAGGGAGCACAAGCCACTAACTTTACCTTAAGCCGTAGGTGCCGGAGCGGATGCCGGGCATGAGCACGGATTGTAGCTAGGATAGCCTGTTACCGTAGGGGTATTTGGCAATACCAATTCTCCCGTGATCATACGGCTGGTTCTACGATCGGTGTAATTGACACTAGCCGTGAACGCCTTCTCGATCTCGCATTGAAGCAACTTGTCTTGGTAAGGACGAATCGCCGAACCTACAGCCACCTGACACCTCAATTCATCGATCTGAGCCTTCAAGACATCGAACTGGTCTCTTTGGTTCTTGTATAGACCAAAATCAGCGTCTACCTGTGACTTGTACAATCCGAAATCAGCGTCTACCTGTGACTTCCACAAGGCGAATTTCTCGGCGATATCCGTCTGGCGGTGATCGTAATCGGCTTGCATACCTGAGACTTTCAATCCCCACATTGCGTTTGTAAGCGATAACGCCTCCTCACAGCCCTTTTCCCAAGCCATGAACGCAGTCGGAGCGCCTACCCCGGAACCACCACCGCCTCCTGTGGTCGTGTTGATGTTAACGTTCTCTGGCATACCGGCTCCCCAGCCACCGCCGAACAAGCCGCCACGGTTACGTGACACCGCCCAAGCTCCAAGAGCCGTACCAATGATACCCAATGTCAAGCCGGCGTTACCCACGCCCTTGCTTGCGTAATCCTTGTGCTCATCCTCATGGACGATCTCTTTCTCCTTAATAATTTTCTCTGCTTCCATATGTGAAGTTTTTTATGGTCATATCCGGGTTATCCCGGACACCACAAAAATCCAGAGAAGTCCATTGTATATTAAATATCTTGTTGTTAGATCATTGTGAGTTTGCTGTAAAAATTTAAGCGCCCGCATAATATCTTATACGGACGCTTGAGCTTTAGTAATATGGTATTATTTATTAAACCGAAATCCAAAATCTATTTTTTCTTTTTGGCTGGAATATGCAGGAAGTGACATCAGAGGGGATATTCATCGCATCCGACAAGGTTTTCATATCATATCCCAAACCATCACACATAGCCGTATACATCTTGCTTACTACCACAGACTCGTCAAGACGCACGTCATATGGCTCTTTGAGTCTCCATCCACGTCTACTTATCTCCGTCGCAAAATATTTATACCTAGAGTCATCTATACAATTCAATCTTCTGGCCCTTACGACAATAGACATCATGGAGACTTTCCAGTATGATTTAAGGACGGGTAAATCCGAGAACTTGATACCACGCAAAGAGGACTCTATGCCACGCCTAGGCATTAAAAATTCCGAGGCGAAACGATCAGCCTCCTCCTCCTTGTCCCTTGATGACACAATAAACATATCCGGATCATTGTGCATTATCGTATGCCCCAGCTCATGAGCAATCGATCTTCTCTTACGGTCATTACTCATGTTCTTGTTGAGAACAATCAAGTGATTGCCTCCTCTGGTTATCAAAGAAACCCCATCGAAATCATCATATTCACAATCCCACTCATAAACTATGACACCGTTTCTCTCCAAGAAATTTATGATGTTATTAATTGGCTCTATTCCTAACCTGAATTTATTCCTTAGATGCATGGCTATCTCCTCCGGAGTTACCCCACTCTCTATGTCTATGTTCGGAAAATTATAGTCCGGAATCTCCAAATCAGAGGTCATATAATCAACGCTGTAAGATAAAAGATCCACAAATCTCTCGATATGGCATTTATCCATGGCTTTAAGCCTCGCTTTTTTTCTAAAGCTCTTCTCGTAATCATTACCTACGGATATATCCATAAATCCTATAGGGAAATCCAATACCTCCATTATCTTGCGGACAAGATCTTCTGATAATGTACCTAGACCCTTCTCGTATTTAGAAAGATTAGATTGAGACAATCCCTCTATCATACCGGAGAGCTTGGATTGAGTAAATCCCCTATATTCCCTCGCTATAGTTAATTGTCTATAATCCATAATATTGATATATTTTAATAGCCAACGATATACAATTTATTATTATTCAGATTTACTTTCTCCTCTCTTCTTGATAAGAACCTCTATATCCTCAACGATATCATGAGTTACAGGTTTCATCAATACATCATCCTTTGTCAGTTCCCATTTAACATCATTGTCGAAATATACGATTCTAGGATCGACGAGTTGTCCCATTTTGTCCTTGGTGTATCCAAAAATAAGAACAGGTTCGGCCTTGGCGGAATCATCACCTTCAAACAAATCCGATTGGTATTGACTTAATATCTTATCTGACAGCAATGTTGGTATATAAGACGGCTTTCCTTTGGCGTTAAGTTTCTTTATTATGATCTGAACATCATCCCATCGGAATATCACACGCCCATACTTGCCATTAGTCCAATTATCAGGGAATGTCAATATAAAACTCTCTACTAATTTAGCATTAAGCAATGTAGAGTAAAGCCTTACACGAGCTTCCGGTATTGTCTGGTCTATCTCTACATTAAATTTATCTATTGCCTTGAAATATGCGGTAAACATACCTCCAATGCAATCTTTTAACACGCCATAAGCAAATTCTTTCGTTATAGATCTTCGCTTGTCGTCCTTTTCTACTATATTTGCACTCATAATTTAAAATTTATTTAAACGTATATCGTTGGCAAACAGTCACTGCGGCAACAGTGACTTTTGTTTGACGCAAAGATATATAATTTCAAAGAAATATTGTATATAATTTAGCTGTTTTTTTGTAGATATTATAACGAACCAGCTAATTCCTCCTTTATGTAACTTAAAACCCCACGCAAGAAGTAGCTCCTATTGATACGGTCTGGATAGATATTCTTCAACCTGTTGACAGCCTGTTGTGTCAATCCTGTAAGATCCGATATCAGACTTTCACTGAATTTTCTCTCTGTCAATATGACGATAAGTAATCCCCTAGCGTCAACGTTCCTCTCCTTGTTGTTGCTAAACATCATTACCGGATCGGTCCCGCACTCCTTGCAGACTGCCTCTATCACTTTTTTGTAAAAAATTTCCACCTTATTCATAAACTTTTTATTTCGTGGTTTGTTTTACTATCAAGCCGGGCAAAAAAAAATGCACGGCAGAAAGACTTATAAGAATCTTCCCGTCGTGCGTGGCATGAAAAAATAATCAAACTTCCGATCCGATTATTTAGGGAAGATTCTTTTTTTCTTTATCCTCCCTTTCCGGCTCGTTCTCACGAAGTCACCATCAAACTAATATAAATTATCATGAACAAAAAAACGTCAGCCCTTGTTATTCATATAACGCATTCATTCTATTATCAGAGGTTTCTCGGGCGTGAGCCATGGAAGCCTCACCAAATTCTATAAAACCCACCTATCCCGACATAGGGTGACAAGCCATTCTTACCGATCCCATAACCTGCTATAACTCCTATTCCCCATCTACGGGGGGAGATCGTCTTGGTTATATACTCAGTCCTTCTATAAACCTCGATGTAATCAAGATTAGGCTTATAGCCGGATATTGACAGCCGGTAATCATCCGTCTTGTACTCCTTTTGAGTTATCGGCACCGGGACATATATAGGTTCCTTAATCGTGTCACCGTCTAATGTAATGTAGACAGGAAAAGGCTCTGGTATCGTCTGCACCAATGTCTCGTAAACAGGATACGGGATACTGTCATGGATCGTGTCGGTTATTAATACGGTATCGGATTTAGACACGACTTTATCAGTCACATCCCCCCGGATATGGTAGCCAGCCGTGAAACTGGCTACCAAGCACACTAGTATTAATATTGCTTGCCACGGTTTCATTTTGCGATTTCCTCAATACGGATGCGCTCAATAAGGATTTGCCTATAAGCTTCCATCGCTCCGAATTGTGCACGTAGCAATACTTGCTTTTGCGTTGACAATCCTTTGAACATATCCGTACCAAAAAACTTACCTAGCTTTTCTTGCTTATCGGATAATTCGGACAATTCTATTTGGAGACGATTCATAAACGTATCACAGATCTTATAAGCCTTCTCGAATGGCTCTGCTGGACTCCATGACTCGTAACCGTCTTGATACTTCACATGATATCCAGCATTTGACTTCTCGCTTTCGTTAGGTACTCTTCCCGCTTTAAGCAATCCTTTCTCAAAAGCTTCGCCCATTGTCATAGGTTCTGCTTCAATCTGTTTTGTTCCAATATATTTTTTCATCTTATTTTACGCTTACCTTTACAGCGTTAGGTCTTATATTTTTAAAGTAGATACCATCCTGCGATAACGTCCGACATTTCAGCCTCTCTCCCATTCTCAACCTTGCTCATCCCGGCCACGATCCGGATCATCTGCTCACGATCGTTGATGTTGATAGGATCATCAGCCGGGATACCAGCGTAATCGGATACGGCCTTAACGTAAGCGTCCGTATCATTCTCGTTTTCCGGCGCCCAGCGACCTATCATCTTGCGGATCGTGTCCAGCTTATAGTTCCGGTAATAGTTAGACAGGATCTTGAAGATCGCCCGATAGCCATAGGCCATAGTCTCGAACTGCTTAAACGACTTGTCCTTGCTTGGTCGAACCTCCCCTTGAAAGAGATCACTGTTGATCCTAATGTTTCCCGGGTTGTTGTTTCTCAAACCTCTAGGTATTTTTTTCTCTGCCATTGTTATTTTTTTATTACATTTGTGTACTTTATTACTTATCTCCTGCCCTATTGAGAAATATGGTCAGCGATGATTTCACACCAGCTCCCCTATCCTTTTGGATCTGGGGAGCCTTTTTTATTCTTTGTCTTGTTATACTCATCCAAGAAATTGACCTTGCTGATAAATTTCACGGCGGCAACCCAATACAAGAAGGCTATCACCTTGTTATCCGGGAATACCTTGCCCATGTTCTTTAAGACATTGGTCCCGTAAAACCATATCATCGCCCACGTAATCCAAGACACGAAAGCCTTGGCGTTATCCTCCAATATATCCATCATCACGCCTATCCAAAACGAAATGATAATTATCAGGAAATACACAAGCATGTATAACCAGCTACGGATGAACTTACTCTTCCGGAAATCCCCGTGATCCGCAGCCAGCCCCCAGAACGTATCGATGAAGGCCAGCGACAGGATCACCACCAAGAAGTTCTCGATCGGCGACACGAAGTCCATCGCCGTGACAACGGCGGCTATGGCGATGGATTTTAACCATTTGGATATATCTGATATGTAGAATAAATAATACATAAATAGTTGTTTTTATATCACCGTTAAAACTTATTCACCAAATAAATAATAACATATTTATTTGGAATTCATACTAAAACAAATATTTAACAATGAAAATCATATAACAACTTATTTTTATCTACATAAAACTTTGCCTCAGTATAAGAATCGAACTCTTGGTACGTAATGCCAACCCCCGGGTAAACCTCAGCACTGTCGCCTTGTTCAGTTAATGGAAGAATCATCCTATTCCCAATATGCAAAACCTTGAATCTTTTTAATAACTTATTCATATTATCTGTTTATTAATACTGTATAACCCTTATTTTGAAGATTTAACACAGCTTCATCCGAAGCGGAGGTTCTTTCACCTGTAGCAGAAATTAACTTTTTTGAAACTTTATCTGGCACAACACAAGCCGATTGATCAATAAGCATCTGATCAATGTTCGAGATTCTTGGAGATCCATTTATCGATATAATTTTAGCAGAAGAAGATCTTCTCGACCACGTAAAACTACACGAACTATTAAATACATCTAAATATGAAAGATTGTCTGGAACTTTAGCTAAGTCTCCTACAAACGAACCATCATCTAAAACAGCTGAAGTAAGATTTAACATCTTTGAAAATGAAGAAACATCCCCAGTTATGTGACTTAAAGATATCTCTATGAGACTTATGCAATCAATCAAAGAGCTCAGATTCCCTGAGATATTTGTACCATATAAAAAAAGATTTGTCAACTTATCGAAAGCTCCTAAATTAGACAGATCTCCACTTACTTTGGTATTATTAAGTGATATACTTAAAAGACCTTTAAGATCTTTAATAGCAGAAAGATTTCCACTTACTTTGACATTATTAGATAGAGAAAGATATTTTAAATTAATCATTCTATTAAAAGAGATAATATCGCCATACAACTCACAATTACTACCATAAAATAAAGCAAGATTATTCCATTTCAAAACACTACTTATATCCCCATGAATTTTTGTATTATTAATATTTACATTGATTATATTTGTTAAATTTGATAAATTGGATATATCCCCATAAATGGACGTACTTTGGAAATATATAGATTTTATATTATGAGATTTTTCTAACGCAATTATATCACCATACACATTAGTATTATTTGCATAAATATTCTCTATATACGGAAGATCACTAAACGATTTAATATCTCCTTTTAACTGAGAATTATTCATAGATATTTCTAAAAGATCTTTAGAATAATTCAATTCATCAACAGACATTTCTTTATTATTATTATAAGCCGTAAACTCTGTAGGAGTAAAAAACAATTTACATAACGAGTATTTTTTTATCAGCCCTATTTCTACGTCATTATTGCTTACATAAACTGATGTAGTCTCCCAAGCTTTCACAGATATCTCCTTCCCTTTGTTTTCTGTTAGTGTAGCATCTGTAAAATAGCCATCTCCAACAATATACAATGTTGCATTTTCTGTAAGATAAACAGAAAAACCTTGGGTAGATCCAGTCGGACTATCAACTTTATGAATTTTAAATCGCATTTCACCGATTTTTCTTAGGGAAGCATCTTTTACTTCTCCTTTTAATCTTGTTACTAAACACACATTCATGATTTTATATTTTAATATTATTTATATTTATATATTTTATCCATATTAGATAAATTCTTATCTATCCATTTTTCTACCCTATAAATATTATCACAAAATTTAAATGTCTTTATAGGGGAGTATGTACTTATTGTATGTGGATTATTCGTCGGTAATGCGATCGTATTTTTTATACATTTAAATTTAAAATACCCCATAATTTCGTTTAATCCAAAGAACACGGTTTCTCCAACAGCGTATGAAACCGTAGCATCAAACGTTTCTTCATGTCCTATTTCAAAATTGCCATTATCATCCTTTACAATCTCCCAATAATCTATTCTAACCTCACTATTACTTATACAAGGAGTTTCTGGCCATTTACTATATTCTTTCTCAAAAAAACTAGTTCCAATACGCATGGTCCAATCTTTTAGCAATCCGAAAATATTTTTACTAGTTGCGATTCCAGCATCAGCTAGATTTGCGTATCTAGTATTTAATTCATCTGAATAATACTTTACTACATAACCATTTGGTAAATACAATGATGAGCTAATATGATTTGTAAGTACGTCTCTTATTAAAGTTCCTGAAAAATGAGCTCCAAAAGCCATGTCGCAATCGTACAAACCAACAAACCACTTAATACCATCGTACGTAAACCATTGCCAATTACTACTAAATCCATCTTCATTTCTGATCAAATCGGAAACGATCATGTAATCTATTATATTATCTTTGTCAAAATATACTTCATATACGGATTTAAATGTATTTAAATCATCTTCAGTCTTACCTGACTGCTCATATTTTTCCATAGCTGTTTTTATAACACCAATAGAATCAGAAAAATTATATATATAATTCTTAACTTCGGCGGTAATTCTAAGACGTTGTTCTATCTTACTAGTAATTATAGATCCGTCTGGAAGACTTCCTGTTTCAATCCAAGCATTAATTTCATCATACCCAGCTATTTCTTCTTGTTTTACATCTGCATCATACTCTTTACCTTGAAGCGTATATAGATTTTTGGGATTACGAACCTCAAATTTTTCCCATTTTATATTATTTCTTCCTCCAAAAAGTGTTTTCTCATTCAACAATCCATCTAGATGTACATTTTTAGCGTTATTTTTATCTAAATGATAGTTCTCTCTGCTTTTCTTTAATTGCCATGAGAAAATACCATAGAACGTCCCATTAAGATAACAAGCCACCGGGAACCCATCAGGAAAACATCTAGCTCCAGTATCCGTTTGTAACGAATAATCGTCAACAATAGGATTTCCTAAACTGGTCGCAGTAGCTTTTATCTTGCTCATATCAATAAGGGCTTTTTTCCATGGTCGATCCGAGGTATTCCCACGACTTTTAACTATTTGATCATACAATTTATAACAAACCGGACAAACACCACGAAAAAAATCAGTGTAATAAGCCTTCATATGAAAGCTATCCTGTGGGACCCATGTTCCAAACCTTATGTTTGGAGTATCATCACCTATCCATTCATCATCACAGAAATCAAATGATGCATTTTTTTTAATGAACTGCATACTGCTGTTACCTTGGGCGTTTGCTACAACTCGTTTTTTAAAATAATTACCTTGCATGTCCCAAAATTCTAACCACGCATTTAAGTCTTGACCCTTTTGTGTTGGCATGGAATCAATACCTGTAATATTTATTATAGCAAAACGAGGCTCTGGTATTTGAATAAAAGAACTATCACTCCAATCTATAGGGGTTTTTACATCAAATCCAATATCCAACAAATATTTTTTTATATCGTTTACACTATTCCCCTCTAATTCGATATTACTAACAGACAATGTTTCTACTTCTAATCCACGCTCATGCTTAACACCATCCTTATCCCTATATGATAAAATTTTACCATCATTGTCTAATGTAATCTCTAATCTATTTTCAAAATCTTCTTTTTTATCTATTTCTTCTAATATGGTTTCTGATTTTAAATTATACAAATAGTGGCTTCCGTCTGGAAAAGTAGCTCCTAATATTTTATATTTATCGTCTAGCTCCACTTGGAGAAACTCTCGAATATCGTAATCCCATTGTACCGGATATGATTTATTAGTATCATCAATCATGCTAATAATTTTATCTATATCTTTGATTAAGTCACGATTCAATATTATGGGATGACCATCATCACTTTTAATTCCAAACAATAATTTACCATTTGAATCTATAATGGAATAGATGTATTCTTTTTGTTGCTCTTGAGTAGTTCCAGACATTTCAATCAAGCTCGTCTCCCTTGCGTCCGTGCCAATCCACGCCCCCGCCTCATGATCAACCGTGAACTCGTACAAGAGACCGCCGTAATTAACGATCTCGCCTTTTACGTAGGGCTTGGTATCGGAGAAGACTGGGTACGTGTCTAGGCCGACGATGGATGAAACAGCCTTTTGGCTCATGACCTCCGTCTCGCTATTCCCGATCGTCTGAACCACACCGGCGGCTATGCTTTGGAAAACCCCGTTATCCCTCCATCCTGAATCGTTATACACGTACATCCGGTATATAGGATTCTTATGTTCCGTGTCCTCAGCCGCGTACGTAGGGCCTACCATGTAGATATCACCCTGTTTCACGCCCGTAGAGGGCAGGGCTGACGAGGTAGCGACATACCCCTTTATATACAGGTCTTGCGTGAACGGCTTTGACAGGTCAGACCATGTTTTCTGATCCCGTGATATCTGGATCTTATTGTCTTGAAAGCGGAACCAAGCGGCGATATACTCAGAGATCTCATTCCATACCTCTCCATCATACGAGTATTGAAGCTTGTTATTAACCGTGCGAAGCATGGGAGTAAGCCCATTATCCCCTTTAGGTCCCTGCGCCTTGAAGCCGGAATCAACTCCATCTTGAAACCAATTGCCGTTAGAGCCTATGGTTATGTTACCCCCGACCGGGAGGGCGTCCGTTATCCTAGTCCAAGAGGAGTCAAGACGGAAGAAATCATCGGCGATACAAAGATCATAGGAGAGCTTCTCCGTTATCGTCTCATCCTCAAGGTTCTTGTAAGTGATTATGATACCCTTCCTTCTCATCCAGAAAGGTAACTGTACGCGGGTATCCCCCGCCGATCCCATCCAAGGCAAATACACGTTGTTGCATTTCCACAATATGGAATCAAGCCTCTCTTTCGTCCTAGCGTCATATACGGCCTGAATGTATGTCAACGGATAGATCGGAAAACGCTCGTTCTTATCCTTGGCCAGCTTGTCTAGCTGCTGTACGCTATCCCTCTCGTAACCCTCGCAAATATCTTTTCGCTCTTCCATGATGTATCGTGCTTTAGTTCGTTATACGTAAAATATGTTGTAGCCGGCGTTAAGCCTCAAGATCAAATCAAGGTCGTTAGCCTTTGACCAATCCTCGCCATCCTTCTTGTAAAGGGCCAGCTTGAATACGCTCGTATTATCCAACTGATCTAATTTATAGGTATTCCCGGCCAGATAGAAAGGCTTTCCTACCCTTATGCGCTGGTCGCCGTTCTCCGTAAGATCAATGTTCTTACGGCCTTTGTACAATGTCCTTACCTTCGGCTTGTAGATACTGAATACAAGCTTAAATATCTTTCTGATGATTTTGTATATGAATTGTCTCATGATTATAATGTTTTAATGGTTATACGGTAGCTCCGGTGGCGTCGACCCAGTTTGTGCCTGTCCACCAGATTGGTTTGCGAAGGGTAGTATCAAAGTACATTAAACCTATAGGTATATTTTCAGTGGGTCTTTTAAGTGTAGTATTACCTAATAATGGTGCGCATCTTATATTAAATTGAGAGTCTATACACATTCCTCTAAATTGACTTGCCTTTAATATCGCACCCCCAAAATCTACAGATTCATCCGAATATACTATGGAAGCGATAGCCTTACCTATTGGTCCTATTACTTCTATAACTTTACGAGCATTTGGGCCATCAGAACCATAACCCATATACTTGATTTGGTTATTGTCTTTATCCAAGAACAAATAGGAATAATCTTCTGCTTTATAATTAGAACAAATTACTTTCTCAGGTTTTATAGCAAAATTAGCCGATTTAACACGTTCTTTATTATCATAACTTTCAGTTAAATTGTTCCAAGCACACCTCAGCACATTATCAGCATTAAAATTAGCCCACAGTGCCTGCTTACCATATAGAAGAATTTGAATAAAGAAGTTCTCAATAGCTTTACCCTCTTTTTTTCTTGTATCTAAAACTACCCCTTCAAGATTTGAAGTTTCACTTTTACTATATCTAATTCTATAAGATTGGTCAAGTGTGTTATCTTTCCATTCTGCTATTTCTCCTATTCTAGCAATATTTCTTACGTTTTTATACTCACGACTGATAGACGTATAATGAACTAACTCTGGATTCATTAAAGATCTTGAAGAGATAGAAACTTGAATTCCATTAATAATTGGCCTTTCACCATTACAGTAGGCTACTAAATTATCTGTAGATATTTTTGAAGGGTCTTGATGTACTCCCTGATTAATATAGACAATAATATTGTTATAAAAATTTACATGATTCCACTTTTCATATATAGCCATTCCTCCATTTTCTATTCCTTTTACTATATCCAAATAATCTAGATTAGCATCTGCTTTGATTATTGTATCTCCATAAAAATTATTTATGATGTTATTTTCTCCTTCCGAATATATTCCTATACGTGGGATTATACCACCTTTAAATGAACTTGATGTTGCTTCTTCTTTACCCCAAACGTGTAGATTTTCAATAAACCACCCTCCAACACCTCCAATTCGTAAACATATAGGATAATTTACAATTTCCATGTTTGTTATATACCCATCTGAGGAAGTTATATTCATTCCGTAAATTCCTGATAAATCTTCTCTATTATCATAACCGATGCTGCTTGTAACTACTATTTTTATACCAGAAAAAGTGTTAGCTCTATTACATTGAATACCACCAGCAAAACAATCTTTTATATAGATGTTACTATAAAAAGACGTATTACTATATGTAATAAGCCCTATTATTTGATTATTATTTCCCTCTAATATAAAATCTTTATAAATTCCTTGCGTATACCCTACTGTATTAGGTATATTAATTAAACTATCCCCATTAAAGTTGTTACTTGCTTTTATAGTTGCTCCATTCCCGTATATATTTACTGGTTTATCTATTAACCATTCTCTACTAAGAATATAAACACCCTGACATAATGCTATTGTACAATGATTAATTTTGCTTTGTGCATTATGCCAATCTCCACTTGTTATATTATTTGCAAGGTTTGAATTTCTCTTTATGCAATCTGAAAACTTAACAGCTGATATAAAGGCATCAGTACAATCTGTTGATTCATTTGGTATTGCCCCAAACCACTCTGTATATATATATTTAGCCATGGTGGTTCCTTCAAAAACTAAATTTCTAAATATATAGTTTTCTTTAGACTCTATTACCGTGTTATTAAAAATAATCTTTCCATTTTTCAAACTCCCCCCTTGGAAATCCAGCACGCAATTCTCCGGCACCTCGATCGTCTGACCGGCTAGACAGTAGTCGTACTGGATGATGTAGATG